CAACTGATTGAATATGTACAGCTTCAGCTGGCCAGCGGCATTATTGATGTCGAAATGGACCCGGCACATTACGAAGCTGCATATCAACGTACAATCGGTGTATATCGTCAGCGCAGTCAAAATGCCTACGAAGAAAGCTATAGCTTTATGCAGCTATTAGATAATGTAAACGAATACACATTACCACAAGAAGTCACACAAGTGCGTCAAATCTTCCGTCGCACTATCGGTCTCAGTACCGGTGGCGGCAGCTCTAGTTTTGATCCGTTTGGTGCAGCAACCTTAAACGTGTACCTGTTGAATTTTAATCAATCAGGCGGCAGCTTGGCCACATACGATTTTTATCAACAGTATGTTGAACTAGCAGCACGTATGTTTGGTGGCTATATCAACTACACTTGGAATCCTGTGACCAAGAAGCTGCAGTTGATCCGTGATCCTAGAGGTTCTGGTGAAACTGTGTTGCTGTGGACCTATAACCTACGTCCGGAAATTGTGCTGCTAAGTGATTTCCAAATTAGCCAATGGATACGGGATCACATGGTAGGTGCCAGCAAGTACATCATTGGTGAAGCCCGTGAAAAATTTGGTACTATTGCCGGTCCACAAGGTGGCGGTACCTTAAACGGTGCAGCTATGAAGTCGGAAGGTCAAGCAATGATGGACAAGTGTATCGAAGATCTAAAATTCTATGTGGATGCCTCGCAGCCCCTTTCTTTCGTGATTGGCTAACAATAACTAGACATATCAGTAATCTTGTACTACAATACAGTATGAGCTCACTTATGATCGACCTGGAAACAATTGGCGTAGCACCTGGCGCTACTATTCTGACCATTGCTGCCCAATCTTTTGATCCTTTCGGCACAGGATATTATCCTCAACATTACTATGCAAGAATTGATTTAGACAGCCAGGAAAATCGCACTGTCGATGAAAGCACATTAAACTGGTGGGCCACTCAACCTGCTGCTGCCAGAGACGAAGCATTTGCCGAACACAATCGAGTACCTCTTGACCAAGCCTTAGATGAGTTAGGTAAACTTATTTGGACCAGTAATTTTTTATGGTGTCAAGGACCCACGTTTGATTGCACCATACTGGAACATGCCTACAAGAGCTATAACAAACCCATCCCTTGGCAATATTTCAAAGTCAGAGACAGCCGTACATTGTGCAGCATCTGGCCTGATCGACCTAAACCACCCACCACACACCATGCCCTGGAAGATTGCCGTCGACAGATTGATCTGGTGCAAGCAACCCTAAAACACTTTGATATCAAGGAACTATCATGATTATTGGCCTAGTGGGCCTGATCGGCTCTGGCAAAGATACAGTAGCAGACTACCTGGTAAACGTACACGAATTTCGTCGTGAAAGCTTTGCTGGCACACTCAAAGATGCGGTAGCAGCTGTATTTGGTTGGGATCGAACCCTACTAGAAGGTCGTACCAAGGCATCTAGAGAATGGAGAGAGCATGTGGATACTTGGTGGGCAGCTCGGTTGAACATGCCCGATCTTACTCCGCGTTGGGTCTTGCAGTACTGGGGCACTGAAGTAATGCGTCGAGGTTTCCACGACGATATTTGGATTGCCAGCATTGAAAATAAAATACGAAATCTCCAAGATAATGTAGTAATTTCGGACTGTCGTTTCCCCAACGAAATTGCCAGTCTACGTGCAGCCGGTGGCCGTATTGTACGCACCTGTAGAGGGCCTGATCCTGCATGGTTCCCGGCTGCTGAAGTGGTAAATCGAGGCCCTACACAAAATCTCAGTTGGGCCAGCAACCGGGCTGTGTTAGATACTTTTAAGGTACATGCCAGCGAAACAGCCTGGATCGGCACAGAGTTCGACCATGTGCTTGACAATAACGGGTCAATGGATGATTTGTATGCTCAAGTAGATCTTATTGTCAAAAGTCCGGTGTAATATCACTGGCCCGCCAGGGCAGTTCCAAACGAACCACCTCGGCCACGCAGTTCAAACACACAGTTTTTAGGTTGCGAGTTTCACAGCTATTTAGATCTCCATCCACATGATACACTGTCAATTGAGAGTGATGCCTTGCCCTAAACCCACATCTATCACATGTGGGTTTTTTCTTGTACCCGGCTGTAAGCCATCTGGGCTGTGCTGGCTTGATTTGTTTGTCGTGCCTGATACACACTGTACATCGACTGCGATAGTACAGTTTTTCACGGTGATAGCCATTTATGGCAGCGGGATTTTTACTGCAAACCTTGCATAGCGGTCTCATACAGCTATTTATTGATTAGACCTTAATCAAGGTCGTATAATGGCCAGATTTTTGATTGATTGAATAAATATCAGTATCCAATTTTAATAAGGAATCACCATGGCTCTTGTATCCCCCGGCGTAGAAGTCACAGTAATTGATGAATCAAACTATCTTCCTGCTGCCACCAACTCAGTACCTTATATCTTACTTGCCACTGCCCAGGACAAGATTTCTGGTACAGGTGTAACAGTTGCTCCTGGTACCCTGGCTACCAACGCTGGCAAAGTGTATTTGATTACAAGCCAAAGAGATTTGGCCTCCACGTTTGGCAGCCCATTTTTCTACAAGACATCCAACGGCACACCCATCAACGGATATGAACTCAACGAATACGGCTTGTTGGCAGCACATTCTGTGCTGGGTATAAGCAATCGTGCCTATGTACAACGTGCCAACATTGATCTTTCAGCCTTGACAGCCAGTTTGGTGCGACCCACTGGCTCACCTGACAACGGTACATACTGGTTAGACACCTCAGTGACCAGCTGGGGTATCAATCAATGGAATCAGACCACAGGAGCTTTTACAGTTACAACACCAATTGTGATCACTGAAACAACAGATCTGTCAGGTGGTATTCCAGCCGACAATATAGGATCAATTGGTTCTTATGCTGTGGTTGCAACCAATACTGCCAATCCTGTTTACTACAAAAATTATGAAAATGACTGGGTCTTGGTTGGATCCGACGCATGGAAAGCCAGTTGGCCTACAATACAAGGCACAGAATCAGTTACAGGTGCAGTGCTGACAGCTAGCAACGTGATCATTATCAACGGCATCAGCTGTGCTGTTCCAGGCGCAGCAACACTGGCCAGCCTGGTCAACACAATCAACGTTGCTGCCATTCCTGGTATAACAGCCGAAGCAGATTCCAGCAATCGTCTGAATATCTACGCAGACAGTGATGCAGAAAGTGATGGGTCATCTGCATCAGGTGGTATTGTGGTAATTGCTCCAGAAAGCACAGCTGGTCTGTTGACCACACTGGGAATAACAGCCACCAGCTATTTGACGCCAGCTCTGCAACAAAGTCCTAATTACACAGTGCCACGTTGGAGAACCACTGACACAGATCCACGTCCCACTGGGTCAGTCTGGAACAAGACCACTGCTGTAAATCAAGGAACAAATATTGTTGTCAAGGAATTTGATTCTGCACTTGCAACATTTGTGACTCAATTAGCTCCTGTGTTTGAAAACGATCAAAGTGCCAATGCCACCCTGGATCCCACAGGTGGCGGCAAAAACATTGCAGCAGGAACCTTGTACACACAATACAACGTGAGTCCAGAAGTGGCCAATGCATTAAACAACACATTCACATTGGAATTGTATGAAAGACTCACAACAGGTGCCACTATCATCACAGGTGATGATACAACTCCTGTGTTTGTCAACGGCAACACATTTACAATTCAAACCAGCACAGCAGGCAGTACAACATTGACCAACGCAGTAACTGCCACTATTGTTGGCACTACAGCAGCAGCTTTTGTGTCAGCAGTTTCTGCAGCAGGTGTTGCAGGTGTCAGCGCAACTGTGACAGCAGCAGGATCAATTGCATTTACACAAGCCGACGGCGGTGTTATTGTGCTCAATGATACAGCAGGTACACCTCTTGCAGCAGCTGGCATCAACACTACTGTAGAAGGTGTGCGTGATGGCACCAGTGGTGATCTAATTCTTTCTAACTGGGTAGCACTGGAATACACAGCAAGTGCTACAGCACCAGATCAAGATCCAGCTGATGGCACATACTGGTATTTTTCTGCCACAAACCAGGTGGACATCATGATCAATAATGGCACCACTTTTGTTGGTTACCAGACAGTGAACAATGATGTTCGTGGTTACAACCTGACACAGACAGATCCTGCAGGCCCTATTGTGAGCACAACTGTTCCCGGCGAACAAAGTGATGGCACACCCTTGGTCTACGGTGATCTATGGTTGGACACCAGTAATTTAGAAATTTACCCTGCATTGTATCGTTGGGAACAGGTGGATGGTGTAGATAGTTGGGTCTTGATTGACAACACAGATCAAACTACAGAAAACGGTGTCTTGTTTGCTGATGCACGATGGGCCACCAATGGCACAACTAATCCAGTGTCTGATGCTATTCCCACCATTTTGAGTCTGCTGACCAGCAGCTATTTGGACATTGATGCACCTGATGGAACATTGTTTGCAGCCGGTACACTGTTGTTCAACACACGCAGATCAGGATTTAATGTAAAAACTTATCAGAGTGGTTATTTTAATGCAACTGATTTTTCTGTTGACTCCTGGAGTTCAGTCACTGCATATGTGGCAGGCAACAAGGTTCTGTACAACGGTTTTATCTATGTCAATATCTTGGCTGGTACAGGTTTTGTACCTACCAATACCACCTACTGGTCTCTGTTGACAACAGATGCCTGGGTCACTGCCAGTGGCAATCGTGCAGATGGTTCACCATACATGGGACGCTTGGCTGTGCGAGCAATTGTTGTTGCAGCACTTAAATCAGCTATCGACACACAGGATACCTTGCGTGAAGAGCAACAGGTTTTCAATCTGTTGGCATGCCCACAGTATCCAGAACTAATGGTCAACATGGTGGCACTCAACAATGAACGCCAAAACACTGGTTTTGTAATTGGTGACACACCCCTGCGTATGGGACCTGACGATACCAGCATTGTTGATTATGCAACCAACGCAGCAGGCCTGGGAACATTTGCTGCAGACGGATTGACAACAAGTGATGCTTATCTTGGAGTGTTCTATCCCAGCTGCCAGACCACAGACCTAGGCGGTAGCGTGGTTGTTCAACCACCCAGCCACATGATGTTGCGTACAATTGTACGCAGTGACGAAATTGCGTTTCCTTGGTTGGCACCAGCTGGTACACGTCGTGGTTTAATTGACAATGCTGCTCAAATTGGCTATGTGAATGCACAAACAGGTGAATTTAATAGCATTGCAACTGGCCAAGGTGTGCGTGATGTGTTGTACACAAACAAGATCAATCCAATCACATTCATACCTGGTTCGGGCATTGTAAACTACGGCAACAAATCCACTGCCCCAAGTCCAAGTGCCTTGGATCGTATCAACGTGGCACGTTTGGTTGCATTCATACGTGGACGTCTCAACGAAATTGCCAAGACATTTGTGTTTGAACCCAACGATCAGATCACACGCAATGAAATAACCAATGCCATCACAGGACTCATGATTGACTTGGTTGCCAAGCGTGGTATCTATGATTATCTGGTCATATGTGACGACAGCAACAACACACCAGCTCGTATCGATCGAAACGAACTGTATGTTGATATTGCAATTGAACCTGTAAAAGCTGTTGAATTCATCTACATTCCGGTTCGCATCAAGAACACAGGTGAAATAGCAGCAGGCAACGTCAGCAGTGCTTTGGGTGCATAACGGTACCGCAAAGCCAGGAATGGGGCAGAAATGCCCCATTTTTTTTGGTCAGACAAATGATAAATAATCGCATATAGGAGAAACTCATGTCCGTTTCATCACTTTCGAGAATGACAGTACCACTGGCAAGCGACCAAAGCAGCGCAACACAAGGTCTGTTGATGCCAAAACTCAAATATCGCTTTAGAGTTATATTTGAAAACTTCGGTGTATCAACACCGCGTACAGAACTAACAAAACAGGTGATTGATTTTGCTCGTCCATCAGTCACGTTTGAAGAAATGCCAATCGATCTTTACAACAGCAGAATGTACTTGGCTGGTAAAGCCAGTTGGGAAACTACCACCATCAACCTGCGGGATGATGCCGGCGGCCAAGTTTCGCGTCTAGTTGGTGAACAGCTACAGAAACAGATGGACTTTATGGAACAGGCTTCTGCCAGTTCTGGTATTGACTACAAGTTTGTTACCAAGTGTGAAATACTTGATGGTGGTAACGGTGTGTATGCACCCACTGTGTTGGACACCTGGGAGCTGTATGGTTGCTTCTTGACTGCTGCCAACTACGGCGACTTGAGCTATGGTGAAAGTGCACCTGTGCAAATTGCCTTGACCATGCGTTATGACAATGCAATTCAGTCTCCACTTGGCACAGGTGTTGGTGCTCCTGTTGGACGTACCAACGGTGGTGTGGTCACTGGCGCCAATCCTGGATTTGGCGTATTGTAATAGCATAACATGGCATTTGGACAACAGGAACTCCTCAACCGTACGTTTGGTAACGAATACCTTAGCGACTATCAACATGCATCTAAGGTATTTCGTACTAATGGTT